GTTCTGGTACGAAACCCGCCAATCCCCCGTGAACATTTCCGGGGACTGCGCAAGCACCGCCGTATTACGACGAAAGTTCTCCTCTACCAGCGTGCCCAGGGTGGCCCCGTGCTTAAACCCAATCGAGTCCATGACCCGAACTGTGATGTGGTCGATACGCTTTATTTTCCCCTGCCCCGTGCCTGACGGGGCCTGGGCTTCCAGCGGGAATGTCTTCAAGGTCGAAGTAAAGGGGAAGCCCACGATATAGCGCGACGTGGGCAGACGCGGCAGAACCAAAGCGCCAGTTGCATCGACGGTGCGATTCCCATAGACTCCATTGTCCACCATGACTGCGACCTCGCAGCCGGCGAACTGGGTGAGCCCGGTAATCGTTGTCGATCCGGGCACTCCCCCGACGGTGTAATTATCCATGAAGATCATCTCCGTAAAATCAGTGGATGACTCAGGCCGAAACTCCGGTTCCAGCATTTCGATCGTGCGGACGGTGTTCTCATTGATGGTACGACGAACGACCATGTAGAGACGATCCGTGCCGTCCTCCGGGATGCATTCGATCGATTCGACAAATCCGTCTCCACCCAGGATCTGGCGTGCCCAGGCGTACACCTGCTGATCAGCCTCATAGGTGAGGGCCGCGACCTGGCCATCCCCCAAACGCACATACACCATTGATTCCGGAAGAAGTTGGTAAGCGAGCTGCTGCCCGCCCCCATGCTGCTTCAACACATGCTCCGCAAAAATCGTGAGGTCGAGGGAGACCTGTGAGTCCGTCTGGTAATCATACGACATCTGGCGCAACTTCACGCCCTCACGTTGGAGGTAGAGGGCGGACTTCCCGATCAGGAGCGGCTTCACTGCCTCAGACCCATAGGAACTTTGGTTCTGGATGGAGGTGTTGGTTGGGCTGAGGGCATTCGCCGTACCTGAGGGGTTGATCTTGATCTCGCCCCCGGTGGTGCCAACAAGGAGCACCTGGCGTGAGATCATCCAGAGAATCTCATTCACTGTATCAGACGCGACCGTGAAGGTGATCGCGGAATCGTCGGTGACGACAAGGTTCTCCGAGGAAGCGGCATAGTTATAGAAGTCCGCTGACTTGGACATCCATCCCGTCTGCGGCTCCGCGGCGGTGCCAGCGAAGGTCAGCCGCTCCTCGTGGATGCAGACAGTCCGGGGGTAATTGCCCGGGTACCACGCGCCCTTGTTCCAATCACTCGTCGTGCCATTTGTGATGACGGCATTCCCCTCAGTGGAGATTGGGATGGGGCGGTTCAGGGTCACATTGATCAACTGTCCGGTGTTGCCTGTCATGTCCTCCACGGCGGTCGCGTGGACGACCTCTGCGCCCAGCACCAGGCGGAATTTACGCCCGGGAAGTTCGGAGAAATCGTACCCGATGCCGGGGAGTGGTTCCGGTGTGTCGAAGAAGTGGGCTTCCGATGACTGGAGCTTCGCAGTGATGGTCCGGTCCTTCCGAGTCAGGTAGCCCGTGGGGATGGTCACGTCCAGGACATCCCCTGACGCGAGAATCGCATAAGCACCCTGGCGTGGGATATCGCCCGAGGACGTGACCATCATCCAATAGTAATTTCCCCCGGCATCGGGGAACCGAAGATAATTGCCGACGTTTTCCTGGGTGATGACGCCCGTTGCCGAAAATGCAATTGTGACCCCCGGACCAACCGAGATCGAGCCATAGGTGGGGACACTGTTCGCGCCGTCCCAGCCCCCGTATGAACCGGGTGAATACACTTCTTTTGACAACACCAGCGATCGATCCTCGTAGGGCTCCACCACGACCTCGCTGCTGGAGTTTATGGTCACCACGCGCCCAAGGACCTTTTGGCCGGCATGGTTGTACTGGATCAGGTCATTCACGGCCGTGGAGGTGAAGTCTGTCGTTGTCGAACGGACTGTCACCCGGTCCACAACCGAGTGAATCGTGAGTGAAATGTCCTGGTCCCCCGGCTCCTGGTCCATGTAGGGTCCGTAATCAAAATCCAGATACTCATAACGCCAGTCCACTGAGCTGTAACGGGAGAGCCTCGCCTGGCGATGATTCGGGTGGGTCATGAAGATCACGTCAGCGGACTGCGTGAACTGAACCTCGTTGATCTCGTCTGCGGTGTACGGGAGAGTGTCCCCGGAAATGTACTCTGCGACGACCTGCAATGGCGAAACCCCATTCATCACCGGCGCGCCATTTGAGTAGAACCCAAAACGGCCTTCGCTCATCTCGATCAGAACCGAGTCCTCACGGGAAAAGACAAACTTCACCAACCGGACAACTCCGTCAGCATCCTGGTCGTCTGTAAGCCCAATACCCTCTGTCCCGCGACGCCGCTTGATCGGCCCCTGTGGGTGGACGATAAAATTCTCAAGGACCTCCGCACTGTTGAAGTACCGCTCGATGTCACTGCGACCGAGCAGCCACGGGGAAAGCTCACCCGAAGAAAAGTTTGTCTGGATTGGATGGACCTTGAGCATCAGTAGCCGGCGAGTCCACGGACCGTGGGATCGATTTGGGAGCTGAGTCCATTATGGACAGCGAGCCAGTCGTTGTAATTGTCCGGTGACGCAGTCTCGACCGCCCCATTGAAGCGGGCCTGGCGGATCGAATCATTATACAACTGGAAGTTCGACCGCGATAGGTTGTCGCTCTGCGTGATCGACTGGGCGAGATCGCCCGCAAGATAAAAAGCCAGGGCTTCGGCAAAATCGTCAGGGAACAAAAAAGCATCCGTGACGCCGCTGAAATTCTGGACGTACCTGAGATCCACCGGAGCCTCGACGACATGCAGGACATTCCCAACACGCTCATAGTCCTGAGGCGCCTCGTTGACCATCACCGAAAGGATACGGGCAATGTCAGTCGGGAGCTGGACCTTGTACACCCAGTCCCCAAGGCTGCTCGCTTCCGACAACGCAGCGAGGCTGGTAGCCTTCTTTGCGAAGGCCCAAACATGGTTCCGTAAAAGCAGGTCCCGGCACGCCGGATACCGCTGCGTCATGAGACGCGCTTCCTTGCGATCCTCGTTAAACGAGGTGATCGAACTCGCTCCGAGCTTAATCAGTTCTGCCGTTGCAGATTTGGATAGCAGATTGAGACATAAATAAAAAGCCGGTGACCCCTTCCTGTTAAGGATTGAGCCACCGGCTGTCGAGTGTTTTAGGCCAAACGGTGTGACTTAATTTTGCATGTACTCAACGATCACGATGATCTCAATACCCGCGGTCAGTGATGCGCCGGCCGTGGTCAAGGTAACCGTGGTTTCCGCCGAGGTGACACCGGCCGCGCCGAGGAGACGGGTCGCAGCAAACGCCGTGTTACTGGCAGCGGCGGTCGAAGTCGCAGCGAGAAGATTCGCAGCGCCTGCGGCCGTAAGTGCCACACCAGCTTCATTGCCGAGAGCCACGTCCGTTCCGACGGACAGTGTTACCGAAGCGCCCAAGGCTCCCGTGATAAGGCTACCGCGCAGGAGGCGGGCACCTTTCGGAATCTTGAGCATTTCGATCGTCGATGCGGCGGCGAGCGCCGTGGAGGTGTAGGTAGCCGTTTTGACGTGGATACGTGCACCATCCGTGTTGAGCCCATTGTTGAGCGAGTACCCTGTGCCGCCCGCGAGAGCGACCTCATTGGTACGTTGATCTGAATATGCAGTAGGCATTGTAGTTGTCCTTTATTTGGAGGTTGCCGTCGATTATTCAGCGCAACGGACGCGGGCGAGGTTTTCACCCCACATGCGAGAAGTGCCCATCCCGAGCTTCGTATAGATGTACGGGATGTTTTTCTTCGCAGGCAGACGCCAGATGTCACCCACGATGTCCTGGCCAATCGCGAGTTTGATCGCGCGAGGCTTGAACACGAAGCAACTGCGGATGCCGCCCGAGAGCGGGAGCCGCTCGCAGTGGATGAACCGGAAACCCATGAAGGTCGTCACGTTTCCTTCTGAGAGGCTCTTGCGAACCGCATAGTCGGAGTTAATGACCTCATTGATGCCCAGTAGATCCTCGAACTGTTCGGCGGAGATGAAGCAGTTGAGAACTTCCTCCTGGTCGATGGCATCGAGCTTCAACATCGTGGTCCGGACTGCCTTGAGCTTCACGAGCGTAAGGCCCGTCGAAGCTCCGGCTGTGCCCGTGTACGTTGCAGAAACATCGATACCCTCCGTGGCCGCTTCACGAGCAAGGTAAGTACCGGCAACAATGCGCGTCTGCACATCGGATACCGCACCTACCGTCACCTTGTCCGCCGTGGTGGAGACAAAGTTTACCGTCGTTGCGCCGGCCTTACCGGTGTAAACCGGGGCAGTGAGGCCGAGATCGGAAGAGCGGTTCAGCAGGAATGCCGAGA